GATTACAATACCAGCCTGATTTATTAGAATTGTATATTTCATAATAAAACTCCGAATTCACTAGGAATTGTGTACCAACAAGCAGAATCAAATGGAGTTTCATAACACTCATTTTTTAATGCCTCTAATTCAACTAAATCTAATAAAGTTTTTTGCACTTTCAGTTTTTCCATATAAGGGAATAGTTTATTAAAAGCGGGAATTGTGCATTCCGCCCAATAGAATCCATCGTAGATATTAGCGTTATTAACTTTGCTTAATTCAAGCCAGTTACGAATTGTGTAAAGAAGAATTGCTGATTCAATGCCATATTTTTTGGCATCTTCTGTATCAAAACTATGTACTGCCATTTCTATCACCCATAAAAAAAGACGCTCTGCAACATGGGGTGAAGTTGGCTGAAATTTGAGCCACCCGTATTACTTAACGTCTTTGTTTAAAATCTCATTTATGTGACTTCACTCACAACATAATTATATCACTATCCCTTTGTTTTTGAAAGGTCTTTTAATCCGTAATTTGGAATTTTAACGTAATTTACGCGCTTGTTTAAAACTTTTGAAAAGCACTGGCACGGCGTTTTTTGTTCAAGGTCACGAATGAAGTGCGATATTGCAGTCGGGATATGGCTTTCTTGATAGGCGAATGTCACGGTTGAATGTCCATCACTATATGAAACATAAGATTGTTTGGTTACATTTAACGCCATCATTGCTTCTTCAAAAATAGCTTGGCTTAATCCTTTTGCATAAAGTGTCCGTGCATTTTTTCTTGAAAGAAACCCATGAGGCACGCCATTTCGCAAATCAACACTAATCTGGTCTACTCTTGCCGCTACCTGTTCAACTTTGGCTTCATTCGCGCCAATTCTATTTTCAAGTGCAAGTGATAATTGAGCCTGAGCTAAAAGCATTTCAGCGGGTGATAATGGTTTTGGTTGTGTTGAATAACCGCCTGTTTTACGAATTGTTGGCAAAACTTTCTCAACAACCCAGTCTTGAAATTTCTCAGCTTCGGCTTTATTTGATCGCATAATCAAACGATACACATCAGATTCAGGAATCCATTTTGTAGCAGGTGGCAAGTTATTGATTTTGTTTAATAACGCCGTTTCGGCGTTATTGATATTTTTACAGAGCTGATACGCTTTGTCTTGTGATGCGTACTCCAATGCGTCTGCTAAATCTTTAGCTACAAACCATGTAGTGTAGTGCGAATAGTTGTACTTACATTGAAATTAAATACTGCTACTTGATTACTCATTTTTAACTCCGTAAATAAAATAAACGCCACCAAAATTAGTGGCGCGATAATTCAGAAATTTACCCCTTTCGCTTAATAAAATCCAAAAACTGAACCCGATGATTCACCTCATCTATGGTGGTGCAAAAAACCGTCCCAATGGGAGATATTCCAATAAAAAGCGCATCACCCGATTTAGTGCCTTTGGTTGGCTTAATAATTACCCCGCCAATTTCATCAATCGAGCGTTTATTTTTTTCAAACATTTTCATTCTCTCAATTTGAGCTGCGGTTAAATCGTTCATTCTAATACTCCTTTAGTTCAGGGAAGGCTTTTAATAGCCGTGGCAAAAAGCCCTTTCTTACCGCCGTAGCGATAATTCTATTTTCGATATTGATTGATAAATCCTCGCTCCACTTGCTAAGTGCTTGTTCCGATATTCCAAGCCGCTGTGAAGCCTCTCTACTTGTGCCGCCAAAAAACTCAATTACTTCTGGTTTATTCATTTTCACTCCATTATTCAAAGTATAAATTATAGCATTTTAAAAAAATAATTCAATTTTAGTTGATTTTAAAATTAAACCACGCTACACTAACTAATCATTTGTTTTCGAACAAATACGATAGTAGTTTGTAATCAGTGTTGCCAATTTTCATAAGTTGGCAATGCGATTGGAATTACTAAAGACGTAAAACCAATAAGCGGCGTGTGTATCATCACAACGGCAAGCACGCCGTGAACTAACAAAGTCCTCATTGATTTGTATCCTAAAACGGAACGCCGAAAGGCACATTTGGCGCGGTTTAATCGCCGCGCATTTTTTAAGAGGTGAACAATTATGACAACTTGGATTCCATTTTTGTGGTCAATCGACGTGCTTTTAGGCGCATTGGTTTTGATTTTGCTATCTATTTACAGCAAAGATTTTTCATATCGAATCGAAAAAGCGCGTGTTAATTTACGCGACAAATTGCACCTTGCGATGTCTCAGTCAGTAAAGCGGTTAGTATCATGATTCGATTTTTAATCATTACTCTGCTTTTGTTTAGTAATGATTTGTCGGCAAAAACAAGTTACAAAGATAAGCAAATTGGATGCGCTGCACGTTTGATTTATCACGAATTACGCGGTGGATCGGATAAAGCAAAAATGGAAATTGTGCTTAAACCAACGCTTAACCGTGCGACTGATATGTTACTTGGTGGTGTTTCCGCAGAAGGTAGTAAGGTAGAAACAAAACGGCTTGATGTTTGCGCGGTGATAAAGCAAAAAGGGCAATATCAGTGGGTAAAAAAGAAATTAAAAGTTTCCGAACAAGAAGAATGGGACGAAGCAAAAATAATGGCGAAAGACTTACTTTCGCGCAAGTTTTATACAGTGACAGGGCGACGTTTTTTCAATAATGCTTCGCTTGGACGATTACATAAAACAAAGTCGCCTATTATTGAGTTATCAAAAATGGTTGCTTATTAAAATGGATTTAAATCTTGGATAGCTTTTCAATAAATACTTCAACAAAGAGAAATTATGTGTAAAAAATTAAAAATCGGTGACACAACTACCATTACCAACCTATCAAAAGGCGTAGATGAAAATGAAGGTGATATTTTGATACATGATGAATTAGAATTAAAAATTCATGATGAAGAAACTCTTGTACTGGTGGAGTGTTATAAACAAATGATGGATTTGTTCTATGAACTAGGCGCACAGCAAGAAGGTGTACTGGAAAAAGTAAGTAGATGTCAAAAATTACTATATTCAAAAGCACAAAAACAGGTAGCTTAACGAGGAAATGACATGGGTGAAGCAAAAAGACGGGGTACGTTTGAAGAACGCAAGGCGCAAAGCGTACAAAAATCAGGTTACTTTTTCACGCGCGGTATTGATGACGAATTTGGCTTATTCAAAAAGACAACTAGCGAATCAATCATCATGCAGCACATCGACCAAATGCCTGATAGACAATCCATTTTGTACAGAATTCGAGAAAGAAAACGCTTAAACATAGACCTGCCTTTCATTATCAGACTGGGTGACGGTGTGATTGTGTTCTCCGTTAAGAACGGTTTTTACATGATTCTTTTTATGGGCGGAACAGATGCTGAATTGCTTGAAAAAGCGGAGCGATGGAAACAAAACCTTCTTAAATCCTTAAACCTTGCTGAGAAATAACCATGTTTAAAAATCTAATTACATTCCGTTTAACGGAAAAATTCACACTTTCAGCAGAAGAACTTGCTGAAAAATTAGCGCAATTACAATTTTTGCCATGTACAAGCCAGCAATCTTTTAGTTTTGGATGGACTGCACCGATTGGTGAAAACTTAGTCCATAAAGCAAGTTACTTTATGATGACCTGCTTGAAAAAAGAAGAACGAATTTTGCCGTCTTCGGTTGTGAATGAGATGTTGCAAGAAAAAATAGAAGAAATCGAGGAAAAAGAAGGTCACAAACTTGGCAAAAAAGCGCGAGCAGAACTTAAAGACAATTTGATTTTTGAACTTTTACCACGCGCATTCACGCATTCGACCAAGTTGTTTGCTTACATTGATACTGAAAACGATTTTATCGTCATCGATAGTGCATCGACCAAGCAAGCCGAAGACCTGCTTAGTATATTGCGTAAAACACTAGGCGGTTTTCCTGCAATTCCATTGAATACCGCATTAAAACCAGTTCTTGAAATTACGAACTGGTTGCAACATGAAAATGTAAAGTATGGACTTAATAATGTGCCGCGTGGATTTATGATTGACGATGAATGCGAATTACGCGCACCCGAAGATGGCGGCAGTATCGCTAAATTCAAACGCCAAGATTTATGGCTGCCAGAAATAAAAAATCACTTGGAAACGGGCAAGCAGGTTGTCAAATTAGCCTTGAATTGGAAAGACCGACTTTCTTTTGTGTTGGATGAAAATTTAGGCGTGAAGCGTTTGAAATTTTTGGAATTGGTTCAAGAACAGCGTAATGAAACTAGTCCTGCAACCGAAGAAGAGCGTTTTGATGTTGATTTCATCATTATGACTGCTGAATTAAGCGAATTTCTCAATGAATTGCTTGATGCGTTTGGCGGGGAGAATCGTGCATGAGCAAAGAATGGATTGAACTATTTGTAAAGGAAGTAAAGCTAGATTTTGCACAAGAAAAACGCGCTTTAAAATGGTTCGAGAAAAACCCACCTGAGCCGATTGTTGTTGGTCTTAGTGATTATCAGATTGATGATATTGGAAAAATTTGCCTTGGTGTTAATTCTAGGTGTTTGCGCCCGTCAATGGGTGATTATATTCAGAGAATTGGAGAATATGTAAAATCCAAAACCTTTGCACAACTATCAGAAGCGATTAAAGCTGCAATGGTCGAAGTTGATATACGCAATCAAGAAATTGAAAAGCTAAATGATGACTTTATTGCGCTTGAAAGCGAATACTCAAAACTCAAAGCGCAGGTCGCCACGAAAAACGTAAGTGAAATAGTTAAAGCATCTGATGGTATCGAAGTAGAAGGCATTGACTTATATGAAACATGCGAATCATTAAAGAAATCCCGTGCCGCAATCGCACGGGCTACAAATTAACCATTTTATCACCACTTATTTTAGGATTCTAAAGTGACTATCAAAGTTACCGCATTTAGATTGCAAAAGCCTCTTTCATTGGAGCAGTTTTTAGTTCAAAAAGATTCATTGGAGTGTTTTGAGGTAGATAAATTAGTGTTTGTTGGATTCCAAGAGGAATACATAGGGAAAATGCTACTTCTATCGCGTATAAATTTATCGGTATTTCCGTTTAATGGTAGCTGTTTTAAACCAGACGAACTTGGTTTGCTTGATAATTCATTTGGAATTGAAGTTATAGTCAATAATAAAAACCTTATTTGTATCGGTAGATTTACTGAATATACTATTTCAGAAAAAATAGACTTAATAACAAATGAGTTATTTAAAATGAACTCTATTTCTTATCAAGCCTCAATCGGATTCGAGGAAGAATTAGTTGATGAAGTAAATAAATTTTTAGCAGGAAACAAATGACATTTCCATACAAACACGCAATCGCTGCGAAATACACTCTACCAACTGCAAAATTAGCAACGTATGGCGCGTTCACATTGCGTGTCTTTTTGATTAACGAAAAACAGCGCGTCATCGATGAAAATACAGGCGGGTTAAGTTTTGGCGATAACCAATTACTTGTCCGAATGCTTAAATCTGAATTTGACCGCGTGGGAATTGTGGCGCGTACAAATATCACGATTGATGGCGTTAATTACTCAATTCAATCCATTCCAGCCGCAACGGCAATGGGAGAAATAACTTTACCAGTGGCGATTAAATTATGATTATTTTTTCCAAAGAATTTTTTATTTTTATTTTAGAAATTACTTTTCTTATGCTTGCAGAGTATTTTTTATTTGATGTAAAAAAAGACGATTTATTTATTGATGCAGCATTGGCAATTTTGATTGCTGATTTGGTAGATAGAAGAACTGAAAAAAATAAATCATGTCATTCCAAGTCAGAATAGAAGACGCAGGGCTATTTTCATTCGTTGAGCAATTCCCGAATGCTTTTCGTAATGCAACCCGCTCTGCAATTGGCACAACGACGACATGGGCGAAAAAACAAGCCGACAAACGTTTATCAGAAGCAAATAAAACGCCTGATAAAACATTTAAGAAATTTCGAGACAAGAAGTTTTTTAACGATGGCTATAAAAGCGGCAAATCCGCCTATGGAAAAATTTGGATTGGTTACAACAAAGTCCGTGCAAAACGAACTGCTGATAATTCGTTTTTAGGCAAGTTAATTCAAGAGCGTGATGGCGCGTGGGCGGGGAATTATTATTTCCCGAAGGCGTTTGTTGCAACATTTGATAGTGGTCACACGGCTATTTTTAAGCGATTAAACAAGCTAACGCGAAGTGGAAAATGGAAGCCCGAAGAACAATCGGCGAATATGGCGCGAACAATACCAACGATTGATAGCATGATGCCAGACGTAACGAATGAATTGATGAATCGGTTTAACAGCAAGGTTTCGGATTACATTTCAAGCGGCAGAATTCCGTCGCCTGAAATTTTTTCACGCTTTGATTAGTTACGCATACATTTCATCATCTTTAACATCAGACAATGCCATTTTTTTACCAAGTTTAAAGCTGTCATTCATCGCCTCGGTAAATTCAGGAAAAAGCAACGATAAAATTGCTAGTTTTTCTGCATCGACGCTTTCATAGGTCATGGCAACCGTTGCAATGATTTTATCAACCAATTCTAATACTTCTGTAGTATCTGGTTTAACTGTGTGTTCGATTTTTGCTTTCATAATACTCTCTGAATGAATTAAAACAATTTCGTAATGCCGCCAACTTTTCACTGTCGATGTAATCAATCAAAAAGTCATCAATGCAAGACAAAACAGACGGGTTGCATAACCACGCCTGTTCATCCTTGCTAAATGCTTCGTTAATTAAATCGAGCGTTGTTTTTGGCTTTTCAACGACAGGTAAAAATTCCTTCACCCGCTCAAAACCAGCTTGATAGCCATCAGCCGACGCTTGTTTAATCATTGCTTGAGCCTGCTCAAGCGAGAAGGTAGGCGTAATCGGTTGAATGGGTTGTATAACGGGTGAATTCATCTTTACTTATCCTTTTTCTTTAAATCAACTAAGCCATGTTTAGCCTTTTCAGGCTCTTTTCATTGGCTAATGTTGGTTGGGGTTTGTGTGGCGCGTTGATAACCACCAACATTGATAGCTGTTGCCATTGCTTGCTGGCTATGCTCTTGTACAGTCTGTCTTTGTTCAATACGATTCAATTGTACTGCCAAAGCATTAGCAGAGGCGGTATTATTGATATTGTTCGTTACCTCAACATTTCCTGAGCGGAAAACATCCGCAGTTCTTCCGTGTCTTGCATCACCTTCAAGTTCTGCAATCTTGGCATAAGCCTGAACCAACTCTTTACTAGGGATATTTTCCGCAATGTAGTTTTTGAGGTCACGAATTTCCGCGCTCAGATGCCAAAACAGCCGCGCGTGTTTTATCGCCTTCGTTCATTGCGACAATCGTCAACGCATTATTACCTTGTAGCAAATTGGTATTTAGAGCGTTGATATTTTGATTCAATGAAGTAGCCAATACATTCACAGTTGCTAAAATGTTAGCCCCTGAAGCATTAACGGCGGTCGTTAAATGACTTGAATTACTGCTAATTTCGTCGCTTAATTCATACGTTGACTCTGCAATTGCTAATTTAATATCGCCTTGACCAACTAAATTCGCAACTGCATTTGATGTTGTAGCTTGAGCCAGTGCATCTTTTGTTGCAGCAATATCACGCTGAACCGCTGCCTCGGCTTGCCAAACATCTTTACTCACCCCTGCAACATCACGACGAACTGCGCCAATATCTTGAATTGTATTGATGCCATTAACAACGCCTTGCACTTCACTTACTGTTGCGCCACGATTATTGCTATCGTGATAATCGTTGTTTCCATGGCGATTGTTGCCATTCAAACCTAATGCGTTGGCTATAATTCCACCAACAAATCCAGTACCAAGACCGCTTAAACCAATATCTTCTGCCATACCATTACCTTCTGTGTATTTTTTGATTAAATTTTGAACGTTAGCGTCTTTCAATAATTCGCTAACGGGACTTGTTGCATTTACCGCCATAAAACCTCCTAATTAAGGAGGTTGTACATTACGACTTTTTGCATAATAATTAAAGTTCAATTTTTGGAGATAAAATGTATTCAGCACAACAAGCCTTAATTGACGAAATAAAAACGATGGTTGATGTTGTTGATAATGTCGATGTACCAGTTTTTAAAATGGTATCGACGGGTAGTGTTATCGACGCGCTTAATGACCAAGAGTTACAAGCGACTTTGCCAGCGTGCGCCGTTGCGCCAATAAAAAACCCACAACAAGATAATGCGCCTCAATCTATATCTGGTGATTTTGAAATAGTTACCCAATGCTACGCGATTACCGTTATAATTCCCGCCGAAAGTGATGTTTCTAGCCATGAAAACACTGAGGCAGTTGGTGGCGCGTTAATGCAGCGAGTTATTGAAATGGTCAATTTTTATCGCCCGACAGGTTTTAATGATTGTTTTTCGGTAATTAGCGGTTATGACCCCGCGCCAGCAATCGCTACTGATAAAGCAATGGCAGCTTTCACTCGTGCAGTTAAAATAATGCAAGTGATTAGAAAATAATATCGTTGTGATGATGATAAGTTCCCACAATCGCCATGTTTTTTATGGCGGCAGCAGACAGTGAGTAAAATTACTGTTATGACGGAGATTTTATATGAGTGGCTCACCACATTCCTCGCAGAATACAACCCTGCGAATTTTTGACAATTCAACAACTGTTCAGCAGACTGCATTAGCATCTTTGCTTAATGATTTGCGCGGCTCTGACTTAACCGACGCTGAAAAAATCACCAAATTTGAAACGTATGTAACTACAGTTAGAGCGGGTTCAAATCCTAACTTCAATACTGAAATTTCAATGACAGGCGTTGCAACAACAGCGGCAGCACAGGTTGATGGTTATTATTCAGGTACATTTACAAAAGCAATTTCAGGAACAACTTTCGCGGGTTCTTATATTTCAGTAGGAACGTCAAGCGGAAAGGCAATGCTTAAATTGACAGTAGAATCCGTAACGGGAACAACACCGACTTACCCAGTTACTGTTGCTGCCGATGCGTTCACAACGGGGTTATCAGCTTCTGTAACAAACTCATCAACATGGAGCGGAACGATTACCGCGACCACAGCATCATCAATTACAGCGGGATCGAATCCTTATGAGCTTATTGATGGCATTACGGCATATAATGCAACGGGCGAAACCGAAGCGACGATTAGTGCAAAATTGCTGAACCGTAAAGGTACTTACAAAGACAAAGGTTCAACAGATGGCGGTGATTGGGGATTTGATTTCTTAGATATTCCCGATGATGTCGGTCAAATTTTATTGCGTAATGCAAAAGCGGATAAAGGGCTTTATGCTAACCGCGTTTTTGTAAAAGAAAGCACTAATACGGACGATGCAACAAATGTGATTCGTTGGTTTGGTATTTGTCTTGTGACAAAAGTTGAAGATTCAGATCCGATTGATTCAATGGTTATGAGTAAGGCGACCTGCCCAGTTCAAGACGGACAAGTACGCGGTTCATCATCATCAACATTGTTTGATTAAATTTTAACGACCGCGTGAGTAATTACGCGGTTTATTTTCTCGCCGATATGGCGTAACTTCCCAAAGCAGGTAAAATTCATGGCATTAGATAATACGTTCAGAACGAGCGTACACGGTGAAAATACAATTGTCTTTACCGTCGAAGATTCATCTTTCAATCCGATTGAGAGTGAAAACGGTGCAAAACTTACGGTTAAAATGCGTAACCCACATTCAAAAGCCGTCAAAGCAGAAGATGACCGTCAAGGTCGTGCTGTGCAATTGAAAATGAAACAAAAAGGGTCGTCTTATATCGGTCAATCGCAAGATGAACGTGAAGAAGATGGCAATAATCGTTTAACGGCGGCTTTTGTTGAATTTGTACCGACAACACTAGACGATGGCACAACGGTTGATTTTCAGTTGGACGGCATAACATTAAAAACTGCCAAAGATTTCAAAGCGTTGATTTCAGATTTCCCAGAATGGAAAGAAAAAATCGCTGAAAAATTTATGACACTTGATAACTTTGTAAAAAAAACGTTGCTCGCTGCATAGCCTACGTTGAAAAAGTAGCGTGGTTAAATGCTACGCTAGAAAAATCAAAAGCTACCCGTCTAGCATTAAGTCAGGCGGGTATTGATAGCAAAAATAAAAAACTTCAATCTGAGTGTCAAGCCCGTCTAAAATTCCCAGAAATTGATGATGAATTTTATCATTTTATCACATGGATTCAGCAACTTGGTTTTTGCATGGATGGCGGAATGGGAGCGTCAAAATTAACCTATCAAGAAATTGATGCGTGGGCTAACAGAATGCGAGAAGATATTACGCCATTCGATACTGAGTTATTGCGAAAAATGTCAATTGGCTATGTAAATATGATCACGCTCGCAAGCAAGCCAGATTGCCCAGACCCAATGAAAGAACTTGAAAAAAAGATTGGCAGGGATTATGATTAGTCCGTGTTTTTAGATTTTCACGGTAAGGTGGATTAAATCTAAAAACTCACCTTTTGACCCGTTATTGACGATACTTGCCTGTCGTTGATAACGGGTTTTTTATTGGAGAAAGAAAATGAGATTTTTAATAGATTTATACGCAAGAATCATAAAAGGTGAGCGGTATTTTCTATCGGTTTGTCGTTGTACCGCGAAAAATTATGATGGCATATTTACCGTAACAGAAAATACTACTACTTATGGCGGGCGATACTTAAACAGAGAGCAACTGATTTTGAGTAACTTAGATTTTATCAAAAAGAACAACCCAGAAATACATAATGTTAGACTTGAAGTGTCGTTCATAACAGAAGTTTCAAAATCTGATTTTTTAGATTATAAATTGAAACAGGAAGGTGATTTATGAGTACCCCAATGATTGATTTCGACCATTTCGATATTACGGCGATTGTTAGACAACGCTCTCCATTTGCGCTTAACAGGACAACAGTGTTTTTTGATGGAGACCGTGAATCCATGTTCTTTATCTGTACCGAAGAAGAGCATGAAAAACTGGTTGCTGATTATTTGGCGTGGAAGGATGTGAAAACCGCCAGAAAATCATATATTCAGCAAAAAATTGAATTTGATAGATGTAGAAACGAACACCTAAAGAAAATACTTGCACCCGCATTTAATCGAATTTGGTCAGACATTGAGGAGCAATATGCAAAAGAAAAAGACGATTTAGCAACAAAAATGGCGCGTGATTATGGTTTTGCAGAGCCAAAACAAACACCGCCAATGCCAAAGGCGTTTAATCCTGCGAATCTTACGCAAAGCCTTACTCAAGGAGTAAAAATCGAAGAGATTGAAGATGCGTTGCCGATAATAGACTTTAAGCGAGTAAATGACTTTTCGCTCATTTACAGCTCCCCATCACATCCAAATAAATTAAAACAAAACTCAAATCACATTATGAAATTTGAAGTCGATGGTAAACCGTTTGAATTGAATTTGCTTGAGGTAAGAGGGGTTACAATTAGTGATTTAGAATTGGATTATTGCAAAAAATACAGTGCATTGTATGGTCAAAATATCAATCTCAGCTCAAGAATAATGAACTCAATTTTTCAAAAAATTATTTCAGAGATTATTGAATTACGCTGTCGAACTCTAGTAAAAATTGAAGAGATTGAAGAAACTGCTCCCATAGCCAATGCTACAACAAAAATTACGCTATCTTTTGGGCGGTCAAATATAGATGTTCATGTAAGCGAATTGGTTTATGGCGATGTTGACAAAGTAGCTAAAAGAATTTCAGATTCTTATAAAGAAAATTATCATGAAAATTTAAGCGTTAGCGATGTAAAACAAGAAATACGTCACGCTCTATTAGATAGTGTTTTTTGGAGAGACACTAAAAAATAGATGCTATAATTCCCAACAATTACTGTCGTGACGACAGCATTGTTGGAAATAAAAATGGCACAGCAACGCGCAACTATCATCCTAAGTTCTGACACTCGCCAAGCCGAGGCAGGAATCAGTCGGGTTAATTCAGGATTATCCGATTCAAAAACGAAAGCCCTTGAATTATCGACGGCTTTCAATCAAATGAACCTTTCTATTGCAGGTTCAAGCTCAACATTAGGCGCATTACGAAACCTACTTAATACGTTAGGGTTAGGCGTTGCTGTGCATCAATTAACTGAGTACATGGACGCATGGCAGAATCTTAATGCGCGTTTAAAACTCGTCACCAATTCCTACCAAGAATTTCAAGTCGCCCAAAAAGGCGTGTTCGATATTGCCCAGCAAACGCGGCAAGGCTTAAAAGAAACCGCTGATTTGTATTACAAAGTGGCAGATTCGGTACGCTCGATGGGATTATCACAGCAACAAGTTTTGCAGCATACCCGCGCCGTTTCTCAAGCTATCGTTATTTCTGGTTCAAGTGCCGAATCTGCAAAAGCTGCACTCGTTCAGTACGGGCAAGCCATGGCAAGTAATCGGCTTGGTGGTGATGAACTTCGTAGTATCGCTGAACAAGCACCGCGATTATTCCGTTTAATTCGGGAAAATTTATCAATGACAGGTGGCGCGTTTGGAGCAACGCAAGCGCAATTCAAGGCTTTGGCAGCTGATGGATATATCACTACCGAAAAGATGATTGCAGCCGTAAATCGTGGCTCAAAATCACTTGAATCCGAGTTTTCAAAACTCCCTTTAACGATTGGTCAAGCATGGCAATTGCTTGAAAACCAAATGTTGAAATTTATCGGGACGCAAGGCGAATCAACAGGAATGTTCACCGCAATTGCTAATGGTGTGAAATTGCTGTCCGAAAATATCAGTGATTTGGTTAATGTGTTGGGTATTGGTGTTGCGAGTTGGGCGGCATTTAAAGCGGCAAGTTCATTGTCTGCCTTTGGTGAAGCCGTATCAAATAGAAAAAGTGAGTTAATTGCGAAAGAAATTACCGAAACTAAATTATTACAAGCCGAAAAAGAAAAACAAGCCATTGCAGAAAATGCAGCAGTAGTGTTGCGTGAACGACGAAGTTTAGCACGTTCACGAGCTATTGAACGTGAGTTAGCGGCGGAAATTAAAGTAATCGACGCAAGCAAGGCGAAATTAGCACAAGAAGTCGAGATACAGGCGCAGCGTGATGCGATTATTGCAAAAGAAGTTTCGGCACAAGCTGAAAGAGATTCGCTATTAGTTCGCCAAGCCACACGAACAGAAGAAGCAATTATCCTTGAAAACAGAATGATTTTAGCTGAGGAGGCTAAGATAGCCCAAGCGACTGCACTAAATTCAGCATTGGCATCTGCAACCGTTGCAAGTGAGCGTTATTCCGCTGCTCTTGAATTAGAAACTATTGCTTATTCAAATCAATCCGCAATGACATTGTCAGCAACGGCATTGATTGAAGCGCAAGCAGTAGCGACAGCTCATGCCACGGCAATGAATGCAGCTTATACGGCATCGTTAGAGATTGTGGCAATTGAAGAAGGGAGATTAGTTTTAGCAGAAAGAGCAGAAACCATTGCATTAAATCAAGCTATTGCTGCTGAGGAATCAAAAATAATAGCCAATACAGCATTGGCGCAATCAGAACTGGCATTATCCGCTGCAAAAAATCAGGCGAATGCTTTGTTGTTGCGAGAAGCTACGGTTGTTATCCCAGAAAACATTAGAGCGCAAAGAGAGGTTAATCGAGCTATCGGCGAAAGCATGACCACGCGCATGACTGCCGCAAATAACATCGTACTTGCTGATAGAGCGGTTGCATCTTCGATGGGCGCACGCATGGCAACAACGCAAGCCGCAAACGCCGTTGTTTTTGCAAATATCGCCGCGACAGAAGCACAAACCATTGCTGCGCGTGAACAAGCTATTGCCAATTCATTGACGACCAAAACGTTTGAATTCATGCGTGGAATTATTCCATTTTTGACAACGGAATTTAATGCACTTACCGCTGCAATGATGCGTAATCCTTTTACTGTAATTGCTGTTGCTTTAACGGCACTTGCTACTGCTGCCTATGCTTATCGTGATTCATTGATTTCAGTGGGAAATGAGCAGGCGACATTAGGGTCATTAATTGAGGCTTCTTGGAATAAAGCGGCAAATACATTAAGCCCTGTTGCTGCATTTTTTTCTGAATTAAAAACACATATTTCAGAAATAAAATCACTTATCCCAGAAACGGGATTGGCAATTTTTGATGATAAAACGGTAACTGTTTCAGGATTTTTAAAAGAAGGCATGAATTGGATGTTTGGCGGAATAACTAAAGATGCCGCCAGCATTGACCAAGCAAAAAAACTACAATCCGAGCAACAAGCAGCTTTAGACCAAAATGAAAAGAATGCTTATGTCGGAAGCAAAGCGACTGATTTATTAGAATCTCTTAGAGGTGATGCAGGTAATTTAAATATCGTCGAAAATCACCAGAAAAAAATCGCTGAAATTTACATGAAAGAAATCCGCATCAATCAAATTTATACGAAAGAAATCACCAAAAATAACGCGCTTTTAATTCAAGCAAAAAAAGAGCATAACGCTGAAAATCAAAAATTGGCGCAACAGGCGATTGATGACGCGCAAAAAAATATCATCCTGTCAAAATCACTCGCAGACCAGTTAATTCAAAAAGAAAACGATGCGATTGCTCAATTAAATAAAAAAGAAACTGCTGCCGATAAATCAAATCCTTTTGAAAAATTAGCGTCAAATTACGAAAAATCAGGCGCGAAACTTGATGCGACGTTTGAAAAATATGCCTCGAAATACAGGGTATCGGTTGATTTGTTGAAATCAATTGGCTTGGTTGAATCGGGTTTAAACGAAAATGTAAAAGATAGTTCAGCTCATGCAGTTGGTGTTATGCAGGTTAAACCAAAAGCATACGGTGGTGGTGATTATGGATTAACCGAGGCGCAATTACGCACGACAGAAGGTTCAATTGAAGCTGGTGCAAAAGCAATTTCGATGCTAATTGATAAATACAAAGATGCAAATTTAAAAACAATTGTTGCCTTGTATCATGAAGGGGAAACGGCGGTATCGCGTGCCAACATGAAAGCGCATGGCGGTAATTTGGATTTAACCACTCTGCCAAGCAAAGAAGGGCGTGATTATGTTGGCAAAGTTGAACAAGCTAATAAAGCATTAAAAGGTAATTTTTCAGAAATTGAAAGTGGTGTTAAGTCGCAAGCGGACGCACTTAAAAAATCAGAGGATGACCTAAATAAACATTTCGATGAACAAAATAAACTCCACGAAAAGGCATTGGCTCTTAAATCGAAATACACGAAAGAATCAGGCGATAAATTCTTAGTCGATGAACAGGCGGCGTGGCATTGGTTAAAATCACAGCAATTAACCCATGAACAATACTTGCAAGTAATGAGTGGCATTGCCAAAGCGCGTGAAGAAGCTTTTGCGAAAAAAATTGAACCTGTTACGAATTACAACGCCACCATCGATGAATTAACTCGAAATAAACAAAGTGGCGCGATTTCAAAAGGCGATTATGGTTTAGGTGTGGCGAAAGCCAATGCTGGGTTAATGAATCAATATCAAGATGTTGGAATTCCGCAAATTCCTGTTGAGCGTGCGGGTGAGGTTGTAGCAGCGAAAAATGTCCAAGATGCCGAAAAATCAATGTCGTCATACAATGAAAAAATGAAGGATGCGCGACAATCTATGCTTGATATGGGTGACGCGGGAAAAATGGCATTTGATGGTATTTTAGGCGGTATTAGTTCGGTAGCTGGCGCGATGTCATCTTTCGGAAAAGAAATGGAGAAATTAAACCTTTCTTTTGAAAAACAAGGGGAGGCGTATATTAAAACAATGGGCGATACGTCAATTTCACAAAAAGACCGCGAGGATGCCACAAAAACCTATTATAAAAATAAAGAGGCTTACGAATCCGCATCATTTAAAGCTGAAATTTCAGGCGCACGTCAAATTGCAGGTGCAACATCAAAACTTTTTGGTGAAAAATCTGCCGCTCGCAAAGCATTCCATGCTGTTGAGATTGGTATGGGGATGATTGAAATGGCGTTTGCCGCCAAAAAAATGATTGTTGATGTCGCGGCTGGCGCGGCGAATATGTTTGCTCAAGGTGGTTTTGCAGGGTTTGCAGGTGTGGCCGCGATGGCGGCTGTGATGGGTGGATTAGGGTTTGCAATGTCTGGCAGCTCAAAAACCGTTGATAATACAACAGCGGCAACCGACCCAACGGGAACTGTTTTGGGCGAGCCTACTGCCGTATCAAATAGCCTTGATAACATCATTAAAACGCTTAATGACATTCACGCGAGCGAATACCCAGAATTAAAAGCAATGGCAGATAATTTCCGAGGATTTGATCGTGAAATGTACAAATTGCAGCAACAAATGTCGCGCTCAACGGTTAATTTTACCAATATGCAAGGCATGGGAATTCCAACTGCGCCGACTGGCGCAGGACAATCTAAAAATCCATTCGGCTCAGGTGCTGCAATTGCAGGAAGTTTAGCGGCTAGTGCCACATTAGGTGCGGCTGGTGTTGGAACGGCTGTTTTGGCGACGGTTGCTAATGCCGCTATTTCAGCAGGACTTACAACAGTTGGCGGAGCAATTGGCGGTATGGCAACGACTGCAACGGGAGCAGCAATTTCAACAGGTATGGCGTTAGGCGCAACGGCATCAAGCGCAATGTTGGTTGGTGGTGCGGTTTTAGGGTTAGCAGGCGGTTTGGTTTTAGCTGGCTTGCAGTATGGTTTAGGTAAATTGCTGGGCATTGGTAAAGTAAAATATGAGCAAATCGGCGAAGGTATCGTAATCAATTCAGGAAAATTGATGCAAGACGGAATGTTATCCGCCTTAGACGCATCAACATTCCGCAAAGATATACAAACCACAAAGGGTTGGTTTAGCGATACAAAGCGCGTTATTGAAACTTACGGTCAGTTAAGCGGCGAAATCGCAGGTACATTGCAAGGTGTGAGCGATAACTTAACGGGTGGAATGTTGAGCGTCGCTGAAAATCTAAACGTGCTTGATATTTTAATGTACAAATTCACCGATGTGGCAAGTCGCCCATTCTTAAAAATCGACTTTTTCAAAGACGGTAAGCGTGTAGAAGATACGAACAAGGCATTAACCGACCAAATCAACGCATGGGCGGATAGAACGGCTAAGAATGTGTTTGGTATTTTATTTAGTGAATATCAAAAACTAAACGAAGGCATGATGGAAACCGTGGCGCGTTTATCCATTCAAATAGCAGGTGTTAAAGGTGCTTATGCAAAACTTGGTTTTAGTTTAGGCGAAACAAATTTAGGTTTAATCCATTTTTCGGACACGATGACGCAAATCTTTCAGTCGAGCGCGAAAGCGGATGACGGCTTGAAAAACTTTATCGCTGGCATGAATGAAGTGTATGACTTCGCCACGAATCAAGGGCAAAAAGCGCAATTGGGATTTACCAAAGGACAACAAGCATTAAAAGACTTGAGTTTGAATACCGATATTACCAATACCGCGCAAGTTAAAGCAGATATATTGAAACTTTCCGAAATGAATGCGAAAAACATTGAGGATAAGACTACAGCACAAGAGGCGCAAAGAAAACTAAAAGAACCTGTTGAAGCGTTCAATAATCCATCATTAGCCGTTGGAACGACGATGGAGGAATTGTTCAAAGCAATCGGTGGAAATCGAGGCGATTGGGAAACAGTTTTTGGAAAAGACTTAAACAAAGCGACTTGGGCGACATCAAAGTGGAATGAAGCCACATTTGAAAAACTGGGTGCAAAATGGAAGCCTGTAGCAGATTATTTTGATCAAATAGAAATGGTTAAATCGAGTGCAGCAGCTCAAGGTGGTGCATCGATTGATATTGAAACACTTACAAGCCAATTAGCCGCAGCAGATAAAGAACTTGAAAAATTAGGGCTTGATAGCGCGAAAATTATCGACGCAACGGCGTATTTAAAAGAAAATCAAAAAACGTCAGATAAATTATCAGCCTTGCAAGATGAATACTTGAAAAAAACATTAACCAGTGAGCAGTTCTTAAAAATTGAGCGATCCCGAATTATTGATGAGCAATATAAAGACTTCCAAGGAAATATGCTTGATTATGCCAACTTAAACGAAATCACCAGCGCAATGATTAAAGCGGGTTTTGAAGATATTACAAAGGAAAGTAAAATCACAGCCTCACAATTGCAACGGTTTGTGTGGGGTTTAGAAGACGCAGCAAAAGCAATATCGAAACTCACTGAATCGACCAAATATGTGAAAGATTTCAAAGCAACGATCAGTGATTGGATAATTGGGTTGCGAATTACGTCGCTCGGAAATACCCAAACACAACTTGATGCTGCCGCTAAAAATTTCAGCGCGAAAATGAATATCATCAACAATGATTTCATGACTGCTGACCAAAAACGCACAGCCTTGAGCGGTATCACAGGCAACGCTGATCAATATATTCAAGCAATTCGCAATTTTTATGGTTCAAACAAAGAAAGCGCGGATTTAATCCAAGGCGTTATTGACCAAGTGAGCGCGTTGCCCGAAGCGTTAGATGTGCAGCAATTACAGCTTAACGCGCTTGATGCCATCAAAAATAGTGTTGATGGTGTTGGCTTAGATGTTGGTTCAGTATTGCAACCGTCGTTAGATGAATTGCAAAAACAATATAAAACCGCTAATGAATTGCAACCAAGTTTGATGAAAGATGCGCTTATTGGCGCGTTAGACACTTACGCAACGGGAATTTTGAATTCTTTTTACAGTGGCGATAAGAATCGCAAAGATGTAGCGGCTCAAATCACATCAACGGGGATTGCAGCGGCAAGTGGAATTTCAAATAGCAGCAATCTTTCAGAAGAGCAAAAAACCTCAACATTATCGGCGTTGAATCAAGCGACCGTTTCAGCGGGAAAATTCGCCTCGGCTTACGCGCTTATGCCAAGCGAAGAAAATTTAATGCTGATGAAAAACTCGGTTACGGCGTTCACCAGTTTAATTTCAGAAGCGTTTAGCAATATCACCGATAAGAATTTTTCAATGGTACTTGTCAATGCGCTTGGTGGATTATCAAGCGCGTTAAATAGCTCAAATCTGCCTCTTGATGTGATGGGCGTTTTGACAGAAGGAATGAATAACGCCGTCGGGGCATGGTCTGTTGCTGCAAAAGTTGGTCAAAAAGAATCAGATACACTTGCATCGGGCGTTGTTTCTTATGGTGCATATCTTGGAAAAGTTGCGGGTGATTACACTATTGACGATGCAAAAAAATCAGAAATCTACACCAGTTTTTCAGATGCTTCATTGAAATTATTTACCCGTGTTTCAAAAAATGTTGGTGCAGAAGAAATGAAATCTTACACGCAAGATTTTGTTAGTGTGTTGATTGGAAAAGGAGTTACTAGCGAAGCGAGTGGTATTGGCGCAATGGGGCTTATTTCTGGTGTTTCTGCTGCATTAGGCTCTGCACTAACGGATGAATATAAAAATCAAGTTATTGATAAATTGCTCGCTGGTACGGATTTATTTGTTGATGGTTATCAAGACTCAATTGGCGCGGCAGGGAGTTCAGCGGATATAACCAATGCAAAATTATCGCTTGTCACAGGATTTGAAAAGTACATTTCAGATGCAAGTGGATTTCTTGCCATGAAAGATGCGACAGATATTACGGTCGGCATCACAACATTAAATAGTGCGTTAAATGCCGTCATTGTCGAAGCTGCAAGAAAAATAAGTGAAGCATCTCAAGCCAATTACAATGCTTATGCTGGGACGAATGCTGATATAACAGGTATTTCACCAAGTGCAGATTTTTCAAACGTAGCGTTATCGACTGCAAAAACATTCAAAGATATTTATGGTGCATCGGGACTTGCAGGAGAAATCTCTCAAAAAGACCTTCTAAAACTTGCCGATTTTGCGGGGATTTCAACAGATTCCATTTTAAGAGTTACGCAAATTGGCGAGACTTTGAAAGTTTATGGAAAGAATGGTTATAGCGTGCAAGGTGATTCATTACCTATGTTTGCTAATGGCGGAGCATTCACAAATGGAATTGTTGACCGCCCAACAGCATTCAACATGGGTTTGATGGGCGAAGCAGGTAGCGAAGCAATTTTGCCACTAGAAGAGATCAATGGCTCACTTGGCGTTAATGCAATCATTCCAAAACAAGCCGCCAATGATTCAAATAACGAAACTGCCGAAGAAATAAAAGAACTTCGGAAAGAATTAAAAGCCGCATTAGAAGCCTTAAACCGTTCTGCACAAGCAAATATCAGAGTGAATCAAGTAGGTTTTGTGCAGTTAATTGATGAAAACAAAGCACAAAATGCGTCATTGAAATCTATCAAAACTACCACGCAAGAGGCGGCTTATGGCTAGAACGCAAATACAAGGCGATTGGATTGCGACGATTTCAGCGTTAGATGCGCTCGATAATCCGATTACACTGCATTATTCTGATAAGGGCTACAAAGACCCCGTTTCAGGCTTGTATTATGATTCACGGATGACGCAACCCGCTCGCATTAGGATTGGCGCGAATGACGGTGGATTATTAAAAGTCATGAATCCGCCATCAACTGGTGAAATTATTCTGGCAAACAAAGATGGTCGCTTGAATGGCTTGCTAGATTATTCGTTCGACGGGCGCGAAGTGGCATTACAGTTAGTCGCACCAGATGGTCAAGTTACGACGTGGTTAAAAGGCATTACGACGCGATTCTATCAAGATGGCACGGATATGAAATTGACGTTAAAGTCGCTAAGTGAATCCCTTGATTTGCCATTAAATCAGGCGCGTTATTCAGGCGGTGGTGGCGTTGAAGGTTTGACAACTGACATCATGGGAAACGTTAAGCCACGAGTTTATGGTTCACCGCCGAATGTAACGCCTGTTTTATGTTATGCCGCACTGGGAATTTACCAAGTTAGTGATTTAACGACCACGACCGTTACAGCAGTTTATGATAAAGGTGTTGCGATAACGCTTGGTGTAACGAGAGCAAGTCTTGCAGCTTTAATCGCAACAAGTCCTACAGCGGGAACGTTTGACCGTTTTCAAGGTTACTTTCGACTTGGGACAATGACTGTTCAGCAAATAACCTGTGATGCAAACGATACAGTAAGCGATGCGGGGGATGTTTTTGAACAGGTTTGTTCGTCCATTACATTTTCAACACCGCGTGATGTTGTAGGTGAAATCCCTGTTTTGACTGATGCGCCTACGCATAAATATCAGTTATCGGCATCCGCAACCTGCGTGATAACTTCGGTTTATGATAATGGCACACGGTTAGAATTTGAGGGTTTTTATGCGGATTTAGCCGCTTATAACGCTACTGCGCCGAGCGCGGGAAAATGGAAATCATATCAAGGTAAAATCCGCATTTCACCAAAAATAGATACCCAATACCCTTACGCCGAAATACCATTGGGGACGATAACCTGTAATGCAACCGATAGCGCGGTGGTTTTAACTGATACTTATACCGCTACAGTGAATGCGCTCGCGATTAGTCGCTTAAATGCGTGTGGCGCGATTGGATTATATTTGAATTCTGAGGTAACGATTCGCAGTGTATTAGACCAAATTTGCAAATCTTGTGGCGCGTATTGGTGGTTCGGAGATAGTGAAAATGTCGAGGTTTATAATACCAATCAACTTAACGCGCAGATTTACCAAGAGCCATCCGCCACGCCTGATTTAACGCTTTACCCTTATCGTACCGAAGGATCAACCATTGCGAGAACATCAACAGGGATTGGCGAAAACGGATTACCGATTTATTCGGTGGTTGCTAATTACCGAAAAAACTGGACGGTACAAACGGATGTTTTACTTGCAACGCCTCAAGCGCGAAAAGCAATTATTGCTGTTGATTCACTGGTGCAAGAATCCGCAGATTTGGCGGGAACAAAAGCACGTCATCCGCAATCAACGCGCTTAACATTTGAATCATTATTGAATTCACAGACAGATGCCCAAGCTGTTACAGTTCGATTATTAAATTTTCTAAAAAAACGCTGTGATGTGGTCGAATTAGAATACATTTATTCAGAATTACCGCGCACATGGCTAGGAATGACTGTGAAACTTTATTACCCGCGATTCAGTTATAATGATGGTGTGAGTTTTATTTTAGTTAGTAGCGAGGTCGATGTTTTGCTGAAAACAGTCAAAATGCGCTTGATGGGGTACAAGGTATGAGTAATATCGCAATAGCCTTTCCGAATCGAATTTTAGAGCAGAAAAAACTGCATTACACTTTGGCAGATTGGAATACGAATTTACCGATTGATAACATTTTAACGGATGTTTTGCCTGAAACAGCACGGACTGAAACAGGTGTTAGAACGGTAAATTTTGGCATTTCGTTATCGAATTTACCGTATCGCACCCTTGGCGCGATGGCATTAGTGAATCACAGCTTAAGCACGTCGGCAAAAGTGCGGTTTTGTGTGTTTAATGAACCGCCGATTGATTACGGATCTAATACAATCGCATTTAATGCAACTGGAAATATCAGCATCATAACCGATACGGTGATTGTGGTTACAGGATGGACAACTGGGACAAAAATTAAACTGTTTCCGTTGCCAAAAAGTCGCACGAATAAATTCACGACTTCATACATTGAAGGTACGTTTGTTTCTTATACCACTGGAACAAAAAGCCTTGTCATTACGGTAACCGCAATCGATCACCAAGCTGGTGACGCATCGGCAGCCGATAGATGGTATGTTGGGTTTGGAAATCAAGTTGGAAAAACAGAATGCGCCATTCACAATGTGCCGACATGGGTAGATTGTTGGCAGCGGATTTATCTAACAAATTCACCTGAGTTGTCATGGCGTAGTCGTAATTTTTGGCGCGGAACGGTTGAACTTGAAATTATGGAATTAGTGACTAAAATTCACATTTCATTTTTAAGCGATCAATACGCTCGGCAACCATTAGGCACACATTTAAATATTGCGATAGACGATTCAAGCGAGCCTGAAACGTGGTCAGATGGAACAAGCAACCCTAATTTTAAAAATCACATTGAATTAGGACGTGTATTTATGGGTGGCTATTTAATGCCAAACCTGAATGCTGAATATGGCGATATTTCGCACGGTGTCGTTGATAATTCTGATTTCCAACAATCAGACAGTGGACAAAAGTTTTTTCACGAAAAATCACGCGCACGTACCGTCGCTATTCAATGGAATTATTTTGATAAAGATGAAGCAATGCAAATGCTGTTGTCACAATTGCAGCAAGGGATTAGCCGTGAAGTGCTTTACACTTACTCGGTTGATAAAATTGACAGTTATCAATTGTTGCAATCGTTTGTCGGGCGATACAAAGATTTAAACCCGCTTACCCAACCTGATTTTGGGCGTTGGGGGGCAAGTATTAACCTAGAGGAAATTTTATGACAATTACCGTTACCGTACCTGCGGAGATGTCGTTTGATAATACAGTTCATGTTTATACGGACGATTCTGATCCGCTAACAGGTTTAGATAGTGGTGGTCATGTTGAGCGCATGATTCCATGCGTTAAAGACATTGTTTCAGTTGCAGATTATGTTGTTAATCTTGCAACTGGTACGGCGCAAGATGCAATAGATTCAGCAGCAAGTGCTGCTGCTGCGGCAAATAGTGCAGCAACCTTAACTGCGACAAGTACAACCAGTACGTTAATTGGTACTGGTTCAAAAACATTCACTACGCAAAGTGGCAAACAGTTTCAAGCGGGGCAAACCTTAAAGATTGTCTCGCAAGCAAATAGTAATAACTACATGACTGGGACGGTGACAAGTTATTCGACCACGTCTCTTGTTTTCGATGTTGCATTAGTTGGTGGGAGCGGTACGTTTGCAGATTGGAATATCAGTGTCAGCGGCATTCAAGGCGCAACAGGCGCGGCGGGTGCTAACACAACGGCAACTAACGTAACAAATACGCCCGCAGGTGGAATTTCGGCAACGAATGTTCAAGCAGCATTAAATGAACTCGATACTGAAAAATTCTCGCGCGGAAAAATACTTTTTTTAATAGGGAGGTAAAAAATGGCATATTTCAATGACTCGGTAGATTTAGCTGCAACAACAAACACGACGCTGCGAACTGTAACGACTGGTCAAACTGCGTCATATACTGTCAGTTTTGCAAATCGCACGGCATCAGCAATCAATGTCAGGTTTGCACACGCAGCAGCAACAGGAACGCCTGCACTAGCGGAATGGAAGGCTTACGATGTTTCTATCCCTCCAGCTTCAATACCGTATGAAATTACGGGGCTGATTGCTACTACGGCGAAAAATATCGTTGCGTATGCAAGTGCGACGGGGATTTCAGTTAGTGTTTATGGATTCGAGGAGTAATTTATGGGGCAGAGTTATCCAAGTAATGCTGCGACAGCAGCACAAGTTGCGGCACTACCAACAACCGCGTCACTAGCATCACAAAGCAATGTGGCGATTAAGTCGATACAGCGAGGTATTATTGGAATTCCAAACGGAAGCACTTCCGCCACCGCTACTATTACATCGGTAAACACTAGCAAAACGGAATTACGATATTTAGGTTATAACTATGCTTCGACAAATATTCAATCGGCGTTAACTCTAACAAATTCAACTACAGTTACCGCATCATTACCTAGCAACGCGGCTGCAACATTCAATGTATATTGGGAACTAACGGAGTATTACTAATGTATTATGCACAATTAACAAATGGAATCGTGACAAGTGTCACAGAAACAACTGAAGCATTACCTGAATCGCCTGACCATATCGTTATCGATTCTTTTAACATGTCGTTAATCGGAAAGGCTCACGATGGCGTAAATTTTCATAAGCAGATAATCAGCTTAGAACAAGCAAAAGCCGCAAAAATCGCGCAAATTCGTCAAGCGCAAGCGGAGAAAATCAACGCTTTGGCGTGGCGAGTTGAGCGAGCAAAAGAGCGCGAGCTTATCGGTGCAGTAGGTGAAAGCGTGATTGAAGTTTTAACTTTGCGTGAAAACATTCGTCAAAAAGGAAATATTGCTTGCGCTAATGTTGAAATGCTGACTGATTTGCAGAGCGTGCAGGGTTTCGATTGGTCAATTTAATTTAGAAAAGCCCTCACGATACAATTTTGGAGAAATTTATGCGTAAAGATGCAGTTCAAGTTTTTGTTAATGTCACCGCGTCAGCAAGTGACCAAGTTAGTGAAATTGTAGAGGTTCGGGATGAATCAAGGACTAATTCAATTCAGTCAATTATTGAAGGTACTGGCGCAGTATCGGCAACAGTTAATTGGTATGGTTCAAACGTGAAAGACACATCGACAGGTGAGCTTATTGGAATAAATGCGTTATCTGGAACAACAAAAGATTCAAGTGGTGGCGGTGATAATAGCGTTCAATGGGCTTATGTTTGGGCTGTTATACCTGCGAATTCAATCACAGGAACTGGCGCGGTTGTTAATTCATATTTTGGGAATTAGTCATGGGTTCAACAACAATATATTCTGCTTTTAGTGGAACTAGGAACTCAATAGATTTAACAGGTGCAAGTGCGAATCAAGTTATCGGTGTTAATGCTGAAAATAACGCAACTGAATTTAAAACCATTTCAGCAGGTTCAAACGTCACTGTAACCCATACAGAAAACACAATCACTATTTCAGCAACAGGCGGAAGCTCAGGCTTCGCCCATTCATTTATGTTCTAAGGAGCTATCATGACAGAAACATATAAACCATTAGGTCAAAGTAAACCAGCTGCTACAACACCAACGGATATTTATACAGTACCTGCTGCTACCTCAGCAGTTCTTTCTACCGTATTTATATGTAACCAAGGGTCAGTTACGGATACTTTCCGAGTTTCAGTTAGAGTTGCAGGTGGAGCCGCTGACGTTAAGCAGTACCTAGTCTTTGATAAAACAATTAATGCTAAAGACGCGTACCCAATATTACTAAAATTTGGTCTAGCCGCCACTGACGTAGTTACTGTTTATTCTGGTTTAGGTAATATCAGTTTCAATTTATCAGGTGCAGAGATTAGTTAATGGACGGTTTAACTGGTTTACCAGAAGCTATAACTCCTGATATACCTGAGGCTTCAACTTGGGCTAGAAACGGAGGTTGGTTGACTCTGCCAGATGTTACTGGCTTACAGAAGTTTGCTGGGTTAGTTCGGGTTGATAACAACTCGATGAATTATTTAGCCTTATCTGCAGCTGGTAATTATACTGTAGATTGGGGTGATGGCACAGTTGAGAACATAGCAACTGGCGTTCAAGCTAATCATTTGTATGACTATTCAACTTATGATGCTGCGGGTACTACATTAGTTACGCATAATGGTGAAACATATAAACAAGCTATTGTTACTGTTGTGCCTAATGGTGGTAATTTAACTGCACTTGATTTGAATAAACGGAATAGTTCGTTACCTACTAATACTTCGATTAGTTCTTTGTGGCTTGATATTGTGGTTGAGGGAAATAACTTAACATCACTAACCGTAGGTGCTGCATCACCTACTATCTATCAAAGGTGGTTAGAACAAGTTAAAGTAAAGAATAACATAGTAGGTACAACAGGTTTAGCGAACTTAGCCTCTACCTCATGTACACGGTTAGCAAATGTGGAACTGTTTGTATATTCAACCGCAACTTCACTAGCCAGCACTTTTCAAACGTGTCGCTCACTCCAATCCGTAACCATCACAGGGGATACCTCAAATGTTACAACCTGTGCGTCAGTGTTCTATAACTGCACAGCCAT